CTGTAAGAAAGACCGTTCTTTCTTCAGCATCCGATGACTTCTGGGCTATCCCGGCTGGATCGTTTGTCAGCCGGGTTGTTGCTATTGTCGAAACCGCCTTGAATGCTACCGACGCAAAATTCACGGTCGGCGTCGACGGTGATGCAGATATGTTCATCACCTCAACTGACTTTGATGTCAGCACAGCCGGAAACTGGGCCACCAATATCGGTTCCACGCTTGCAGATGGCGCAAAGGGCAAATACTTTGCTGCATCCGACATCGCACGCCTGGCGGCAACTGGAACTACACTTACCTCGGGTACTGTTCGTGTCCTATTCGAGTATTACGAAGTGGGCGAGATGTTCACCCGTGGTATTCATTTCCAAGAATAAGGAATTAACTCATGACTTTTCCAACCCCTGACCCTGCGGTACCATCCCCGACCAGCGAGCCTGCAAGCCCGCCTCCGGGGGCCACACCTCAGCCGCCAAGTGGTGATCCTACTCCTGGTTCCAAAGACTGGGAAAATAGTTACAAAGGCTTACAGTCCTCGACAGACAAAAAGATTGCAGAACTTCAAGCTCAAATTGTTGCACTTCAGACAAGATATAACACCCTCAACACCGATCATGAAACATTGAAGCGCACACATACTGAGCTATCTGGCTCTAAAACAGTTCTGGAAACCTCCGAGTCTGCTCTTCGTGAGCAACTGAAAACAGTCATTGCGGAGAAGGACCGGCTAGCCACCACTCAAAGACAACAAACCCTCATCTTACGTGATTATCCTCAACTTGCTCAGTTTGTGGCGTTCATCCCACCCGCAGATACCGATGATGCCTATTTAGCGAATGCTAAAGCTTTCTCAGAGACCTTGAAGAACTACGTAGATCTAGGAGTAAGAACCGTGGTTGCTGGAGCATCTCCTCCAGGCCCTGTTCAAACTCCTGATACTCGCAATGTTTCGACAGAAGATTTGGCCTGGACTAAAGTATCAGCTCTAGCAGGTATTCCCGGAAAAGAAGCTGAGTACGAGATTGCACTTGATGAGTGGACAAAACTTAAAACTCAACAAGCGAGGTAACTCCTATGGCAGTTGGTGATTTCGACACCTATTATAGCGATAACCCTTGGGAGGTTATCGACAAGAATCAACGCACCTGGTATGACCCTGAATTGATGGCGATCTTTCGGCAGCGGGCTTTGTTCAGCCCAACCATCCAGTTCTCAAAGAACCTGGGTGATGCCCGCGCTACCAAAATGGTCATGACCCAGTTGCTTGACCCACATCCAGACACTACCGCCCTCAACGTCCGTCAAATCTGGATGCCCGCAAGCCACATCGATAGTCGCGAGGTAGAAATTACTTTTGCCCGCAATGGCGGCAAAGTAGCGTATATGAACTATGATGACATGGTGACCTACTGGCGACAGAACAACGTCGCCGGCGTTCGCCGGATCATGCGTGGTGCTCTCGGCCAACACATGGTTGATGTTTTGGACCTGTTGGCTCGCAATGCCTACCTTGATGGCTCTCTCGATTCCGGCTATATCCTGTATCAAGGTGGGGGCTCAGATTTCGCAGGCATCACTACCAGTAATACCTTCCAGTTGACTACCGGCCTTGACATCTGGCTTGGAATGAGCTACCGCCAGGTAGCAGCAGCTCTTGGTCCAAGTGGGGCCGCTGGCAACATCATCTGCTATACCACTCCAGGTGTCATTTATGACATTCAGAAGGGTACTGGCAGTGATGAATGGATTTCAATCCAGCAATATACTGGAACCATGCCTCTACGGTACGAGGTCGGCACCTACAAAAACATTCGCTTCGTTCAATCACCAAAACTAGTTCTGTGGAACTGCGGCACTCTTATTGCCCAAGGCAATATTACTGCAGCAATCACAGCTGGCGATGGTGCTCTTGATCCAGTGTCTGGCAAAGTAGATGCAACCTATAGTGTTGGACAGGCCAACGCAAATGTGGTTCACTCCATCACTGTAGGGGCCTGGGGAACTGGCACTCTTGCCAGCATCGATGTCAATGATGTTGTAAGCGTCCACGTCTCAAGGACCAGCGCTTATGGCGTCAGCAACGGTGTGAACTTCATGGAAGGCACCCTGCACAACCGACGTGTGGTTGCCAAGCTTACCAGCCCAGACCGGCTAGTTTTCGATCTGCCAATCATGGTAGATATGACGACCGATCTCGGCGCAGGCGTCTATGCTTACGTTACTAAGGGCCGGCACATCCACAGCTCGATCTTTGTGGGTGGGCCTCAAGGTATCGTAGCCGGTGTAGCACAGCCACCTCGTTTCCATGCGCCCCCACCCATTGATGACTTCGAGGCTGTTCAACGCTTCTCCTGGGATGCCTATATGGGGCACCAGACCTACGCCCCCGAGGTCTTTGAAGTGGTTCTATCCGCTGGTACTACCCGCGTAAAGGGTGTTGCTGAGGTTCAGTGACCGAAACACTGGGTTCTCTTCGCTCACGTATATTACGGATGTTGGGTGATCCCGAAGGTACTGCTTATTCCAATGAGCTTCTCGTGGATAGTATCGGAGAAGCTCTGGATGCGATCTTACCCTGGATACCCAAAACCGCTATTGCTTCAATAACTGGTAACGGTTCGGCAACTGCTTTTGCTTTGCCCACAGACTGTTACCAGTTACAAGCAGTAGTTATACAAGTGAGCGGAGAAATACTAAGCGCAGCAGTCCTCTCACCAGGACAGTTCAGGGGAACCAATCTTGCTACCATAAATGACTGGATTGAGTACCCCAGCGGATATATCACCTTCTCTAAAGTTCTTGCCAACGCAGAGATTTATGACTGTTTCTACCATGCGCATTGGACTAAACCTAGTATTACCACACCCGACGATACGGTTATGGAACCTCCTGGATATGCCATGACTGGTGTTGTTCTTTACGCATCAGCCTTTGCGATACTTCCAAGTTCCGTCAGTGTATCAGAAGTCAGAAACTGGCTTACTAAAGCGGATAGTGGTATTCCAGAACATAACCCGATGCAGAAAACAGCCTCTTATCTCCTAAGTTTGTTTACGCAGGAGATGAACCGCCATCCAAAAGCAAATAGGGCAACCAGATAATGTTTATTGAGACTCCAAGCCAGATCGTTCCCAAGATACTGTACACCTTCAAAAACTACCTTGATACCATACTAATCCAAGGAGTTCCTGAAAGCGATCCTACTCGTGCGGTGGTTGTAAAACTTGGGCGAGTTCTCGATAATCCCCTACAAACCAATATAAGTGTAGGTATAACCGGGAGTGATCCAGAGGATCCTTCACTTAAAGATATGCGGATCGACTTCGATGATAATTTCAAGATACCATCCCTATTAGCAACAGAGATTGGCGGCGGCTGCTATTGGTGGAGACGTGGAACAATTCTCTTCAACACTTTCTTCGTAAGACAGCGTTTCGAGGAAGAAGTAGCATTTGAATATGCCTATTCTTTCTACGGGCGTTTACATCAAGCAATGGATCGACTTAATTTCCCATCCTTTAGCGATGACTATGGCGAGCAGGCTTATCCCCCAGTGTACATAGAGTCCTCTAAATTTGTTGAAAGTGGAGGCTCGAAACAATTTATCTGGCGAGGTAAGCTAATCTGGCGTGTATTAACTTGGAAAGTCTAAAAGGAGATCCACTATGGCAGTTACCGCACAATCGGGTATTTTCTCCTTTGGCGGCCAGTCAGCTAAGGGTACTATCGCAGCTACCTATTATCAACACCGAGGTCAGAATATCGATCTTGGCATCGTCTCAGACGATCGTATCGGCCCACCCGAGGTAGGTGGGATTTCTACTCCGACCTTCCCTTACCGGGCTGGCGTTTCAGCCACTGGCGGGGCGTTATTGAACCCGCGCCTCGAAAATACTATCGGTTGGTTATTCTATGGCGGGATGGGCGCCTGGAGTGCTGAAGCTAATAAGAATGTGTTTGGTACTACCGTGACCGGTATGACCGCACACACTTTTATTTTCTCAACCACCCTGGATACCTATCTTCCCTGGATGACCTTCCGAAAACATATCCCTGGTTCAAGCACCACCAATGACCAGGGCGAAATCTATATCGATAGCAAGATCTTAGGCATGACCATTGCACTTCCCAACGATGGACCTCTAACAATAAGAGTGGATGTAATGGGTCGAGCCATTGACACTCAATTTGTTGGTGATCCCTCCTGGACCTATAACAATACCCTCATGGAAGATTATCAAAGTATTCCAGTTGGCTGCGCCACCGGCGGGTTCTTCAAAGTTCCCGATTTCTCCGCAAGCGCCCTTCCTGTGGTGCAGGCTACCTTTACAATTGCTAACCAGCCACTCGATCCTCGTCAAGAGAAGATTTTTGGCAGTCCATATCTTGAGGACATCACGATCATACAGCGTAACCTTGCTGTGGAGATGATGGTAAAGTGGACTGATCCCCAACTCTACAATTCCATCTTGACCGGCTCAACCAATGGCACTCAATGGTCCGCAAATCCCTGGGTTTCTGATCTGGATGTATATGCGGTCTCTGGTGGTCTCATTAGCACTACTGGTGCCCCATACCAGATCCGACTTATGTCCGAAGCCGTCCGTTATGCAGTCGTTGGAGGCATCCAGCTTGCTGGTGGACAGGCGGTAATGATGAGAATTCGGGGAGAAGCAATTGCCCCATCATCCGGTAACTTCGCAACCATCAAACTTGGCAATGGCGCTAATGCCACTCAATACACTTGGCCCACCTAATTCGAAGGGTGGGGAGGTCAAATCTCCCCACCCTATCGCAATACTGACGGTCATCTTGAATGAATATGACCCGGATCGAGAGCCATCAATTGAACGTGTGCAAAAAGTGTTAGCCGGCAACCAGGAGATTAGATGTACAGGATTATCTATAGACTTCAATACTGATGGTTCTGGCGTACTCAACCTCCGCATACCATTGCACTACGTCAATATCATAGTTCAGGATAAAGAGAACAGCTAATGCCACTAACAGTTTCACACCCACTAATCAAAACCTTCATACTCGAGAAGTCTGACGAGAAGTATAAGAACGCCGGCGAACCCACGACCGTGACTATTCGTCAGGCGCTCCAATCTGAACATGACCAACGCCAAGACATTTGGGCACTTACTAAGCAGATTTACAATAATGATGAGCCTGGTGAAGTGCAGGTAATTCGAAACATGTCAATGGCAGCATTAAGGCGTAAAGAGATTTATCTAACTCTAATTGGCAGTAATTTGATTGATGCAGCCAATGACAAGCCGCTATTCCCCTCAAGGGATGGGAAAGATGGTCTGCCAAAACTCGCCTTACATGAAGATCAATTTGCAGATGCTTGGGGTAGATTGTTACCCGATATTGCCGAAGAGATTCATTCCAAAGTCTTAGAGCTTAACCCAATTTGGGCGGGGGCCGAGGGGGAAGAGCTTTAGAGGGGG